TCAAAGGTTTCTAAAATTGCTATAGATGGATCAGATTTTATTGGTGTATCTATCATTGATATCAAAGAGCATCAATGTAGATTTCCAAACAATGACAAACGATTTTGCGGCAAACCAGTGTGTAAAGATAACAACTTCCCTTTTAGGGATTATTGTAAAGATCATTATAATATTATGAGGAGTCCTAAAAATGGAAAATAAAGAGCAACATCCAACCTGTGATTTCACCTCTGGCAAAAACCATGGGCATGATTATGGCCGCAGAATATGACCAATTAAAATTATTTTGATTTTTTTGTTTTGGGGTATTGTATTGGATGGAAAAGTATGAGATAAAATCTTATCTTTGATTTCCAAAGACAGGAGAAAATCGTGATTCGTGCTTTATTACTCATTCTGACCTGTATCCTCTTTGTAGGGTACATTTCTGGTCAATCCGTACAGGACTGCATTGCGTCCGGTAACTCCGAAGAAACTTGTTTTTCAACAATGAATCCATAGGAGATACTATGACACATGAAACTGCTGGCATAGGCCATAATTTACCGCCATCTGATGCTGAAATTCTATCCGCAAAGCTGGCTGAGGATAGTGCGGCAATATTGAAGCGCGCCAAAGACCTTATTGAGGCGGCTGGCCGGATACCCGAAAAATTTGAGGATGATGAGACTGCCGAAAAGGCAACTGATTATATCAAACGGGTAAACACCTGTAAAAAAGCCATTGAGGATGCCCGTACAAAAGCAAAAGAGCCATTTTTGGTACAGGGCCGGATGGTTGACACGTTTTTCAAGGCACATGACAAGTCACTTGAGGCTGCACTGGACAGGGCAAAGAAACCACTGAATGCGTTTGTACAGGCAAAGGCAGAGGCAGAGCGTCAACGTCTGAGAGAGGCTGAGGAGCAAAAACGAAAAGAGGCTGAGGCCCTTGCGTCTGTGGCTGTGGCTGTATCTGGTATTGATGTTGGTGCAGGTGAGGTGGCTTTTGAGGATGCTCTTGAGGCTGAGGTAACTGCGAACAAATTGCAGGTGGCTTCTCAAGCAAAAACAGGACTTGGTGCTGTCCGTACTGAATCCGGTGTTACTGCTTCGACACGCAAGACGGTGGTTGGGGAGGTCACTGACATATCCAAACTTGATTTGGAGACACTCAGGTACCTGATACCCGTGGATGCGCTCCAGAAGGCTCTGAATGCGTTTATACGCAATGGTGGTACTGAGCTGTCCGGTGCTAAAATTTGGGAAAAAATTGAGGCTGTGGTGAGGTAGTCATGGGAACGCATATAAAATTGCCGACTTTTGGCGAATGTATCGCAGAGATTTTATCAAGTGATGCAGTCATTTGGACCTCAACACAAGTGGATGATGTCATCCGGCAGGTGGTGAGATGATAGGTTGTACCTATAAAGATAGATTGTGGACGTGGGATTTCAAAACAAACGAAACCCTGTGCTGGACTGAAAATATTGTGGTTGAGCTGAAAGGCAATGCCATGATGGTTGCAAAACGCGATCCCGACATTCATCGGGCGCAGATTGTAAATTACACTCAAACGTAAAGGAAAAAGCTATGAATACCCAAGAATTGTTTGATCTTCTCAATCATCTGGCTGCTCGCGGTGAGCAACAAGATGAGATTATCGAAATAAAAGCTGATGAAATTGTGAGACCTAAATTCATTCAGATTTCAGTCAATGGCGCAGATAATTTTAATGATTCCCGTGTTGTAATATCGGGCAGTTTTGTAAACGTCAAAGGTCAGGACATAAAAGGTATGCCGGTGGCAATGACTCTTGAGGATGCGGCTGATTTTGCCCAAGGCATTCTGAATGCCGTTGAGTTCAAGGCTCGTGAATTGGAGGGTAATGATGGGGAGTAACCTGCAAAATAATGATAAAAACCGAAAGGATATTTTCATTATGAAATCCACAGATGGGGCTGCATTTGCCCTCAAGAAGTGGCTGGAGGACCGTAAATTCAATAACTTCTCATTTGGTTGGAAAGACAAAAGGGGAAATGACGGTATCGGCCTCAATGAAGAATACGGAGATCTTAAAAACCCCAAAATAACCAAGGCCGGTGTCATTATCTGCCTTGATGGGTCATTCGATAAAGCCCGTGAAATTGTTGAAAATCACCTTGGATATGGAGAAGAAGATGAAACGCAACCAGTATATAATTACTAAAACCAATGGTGACACGATGACTGCATGGGCCAATGGATACGATGTATCCTCATCAGGCACATTGTCACTTGGGCAGATTGCAGAGTTTAATGGGCAGTCATATACGGCCCTTGTCCTGTCCATGCAACCGTCTGAATGGAAAACAATCCATCAGGTCGATGGTGAAAGGCCAAAATACCTTGAATCTGGAGTGATCGAAAAGGTCGGGCTGGTGATGCAATGAAGCCGGTCTGGGATGTGGTTGATGGGGTGCTTTATGCCTCCATTTCACACTGGGGGATGTTTCCGGTTTCCTCCCGTAATCTGATAAAACTGGAAAATATGTTTCACATGAAATAATATGAAATATGGTATTTTGATACCTGAAAGGAATAAAATGAGCGATATAGGACATAATAGCGGTGACGATGGTACTCAAGATATTGGTGGTATAGCAGGAAAACGGCTGAAAAGTTTTCTGGACCGTATTGAGCGTCTGGAAGAAGAAAGGAAGGGAATATCTGATGATATTAAAGATATTTATTCCGAAGCCAAAAGTGTTGGTTTTGATGTACCAACAATGAAAAAAGTATTGAAGGCCCGTAAGATGGATACTGATAAACGGAACGAACAGATGGAGTTATTTGATTTGTATTCTGCGGCTGTTGGATTATAGACAAATAGCATTTATACCCCATAACTGCTCCCTTGGTGACAAGGGGGCTTTTTTTATCTATAATCCGAATATTGGTAACATTTTAACAAAGGACCTACCATGACCTGTCGCATAATCGTGAAGCAAACCCCTATGGGGGCCGTACACTGGCAACTGATAGAGATTAAAACCTCTGAGATACTCGCAACCTCAAAGGACTTTGAAACGCGCGCCGATGCTCTTGGGGCTGTCGCTAAGATAGAGAAATTATGGCCTGAGGCGTATGCTGATCTAAAGGACCTTACACCTGAGGGTAGGAAAAAAGCCAATGGTTAAGAAAACAGAAACCAAAAAGCCTTCTAAAACCAAACCTAAAGCCAAGGCTAAACCAAAGGTTAAGAAAAAGGTTGATAAGAAGGAGGAAAAACGTAGGGCCATTGCTCGTATGGGTAGGCCTCCTATTGAATACAATCCTGACTATCATCCTGCACAGGCTTACAAGTATGCTCTGCTTGGTTCGACAATACCAGAAATGGCTAATTTGTTTGGAATCTCGCATGACACCCTTGAGTTATGGATGGATAAATATCCTGACTTTTCCGTATCCATAGAGAATGGTGGGGTAAAAGCTGATGCAGAAGTGGCTTCAAGACTGCACCAAAGGGCCATGGGATACGTCAAAACCGTTGAGCAAGCCTTTAAGGTTAAAAAGGGCAAGGATGTTGAGGTTGTGGAGGTCGTCACTCTGAAACAAGAGGAGGCTCCGGACACCAAAGCAGCGACACTCTGGCTTTCAAACCGTCAACGTGGCAAGTGGAAAGACAGGCAAACCCAAGAGCATGATGTATCTGATGACCTCGCTGAGATACTCCGTAAGGGCAGAGAGCGTCACAACGCCTTCCTTGCTGAGCTTGAGGAAGAGAAAAAACGGCGTGGTGATATTTAGATAATCGAAAATCAGGAAATTGGAAAATCCAATGTTTCTGCGGCTTTGGTATCCGAATATCGGCGGCTAATACAATTTAGATAATTTTTAAGGGGCAAAATTGGAAAATGATAACCTGACAGAACAGGCAAAAAAGGATAAGCAGCTTGCTGAGGAGATTGCCAAGTTTGTCTACGATCCTTTAGGCCATGTCATGTACTCGTATGCTTGGGGTGAGGGTGAGCTTGTCGGTTTCAATGGCCCTGATTACTGGCAGTCCATGCTGCTGATTGAGATTGGAGAGGAGGCCAAAAAGAGAAGGTTTAACGGTGTCGATCCAGTTGAGCCTATGCGTGTGGCGGTTGCATCCGGACACGGTATTGGCAAGTCTGCCCTGACTGCATGGATTACCAACTGGATCATGGACACAAGGCCAAACTGTAACGGGGTTGTCACGGCCAATACGTCCCCTCAGTTGGAATCAAAGACATGGGCCGAGATTGCCAAGTGGAGGCGGCGGTCTGTCACCGCTCACCTTTTCAAGGTTTCCACCGGTAAGGGTAACATGAAGATGGTCCGTATCGGGTATGAGGATAGCTGGAAAGTCGTTGCTCAAACCTGCCGTGAGGAAAATTCAGAGAGTTTCGCTGGACTCCATGCCGCAAGTTCAACTCCATTCTACATTTTTGATGAAGCCTCTGCGGTTCCGGATAAGATTTGGGAAGTTGCTGAGGGCGGTCTGACCGATGGTGAGCCGATGTGGTTTGTCTTTGGTAACCCTACCCGAAACTCTGGCCGGTTCCACAAGTGTTTCCATGGCCTGAAACACCGGTGGATTCATAAACAAATTGACTCCCGTACCGCCAAGATGACCAACAAGGAGTTAATCTCTGAGTGGGAAAAAGATTATGGGGAAAACTCAGACTTTTTCAAAGTCCGTGTGCGGGGGATGTTCCCGTCCATGTCAATAAAACAGTTCATCTCTAGCTCTGACCTTGATGCTGCGCGCGGAAAACACCTGCGAGAGGACCAGTATAATTTTGCTCCGAAGATTATCACGGTTGACCCCGCATGGGAGGGTGACGATGAGCTTGTGATAGGGTTAAGACAAGGGTTGGCCTTCCGTATCCTCAAGGTTATGCAGAAGAATGATAATGATATTGAGGTGGCCAATATCATTGCTCGGTTAGAGGATGAAGAAAAGGCTGATGCCGTTGTGATTGATGCTGGTTATGGGACTGGAATTGTGTCCGGCGGCAAGGTCATGGGTAGGAATTGGCACTTGGTATGGTTCTCAGGCGAATCCCCTGATGTTGGATGCCTCAATATGCGCGCTCACATGGCCAATCAGGCCCGTCTATGGATTAAGTCCGGCGGGTCCATACCGGATGATGACCAGTTGTACAATGAAATTCAGGGTATTGAGACCGTTCCAAGGCTTGATGGCAAGATCCAGTTGGAAGGTAAGAAGCAACTTAAGAAGCGTTTGGGGTTCTCTCCAAACCGTTTTGATGCGTTATGTTTATCGTTTGCAATCAATGTCACAAAAAAAGCATGGTATTCTAATACCAGTTCTGGCAATATGTATGTCACGGATTATGACCCAAACAAGATATGAGGTACCAATATGTGTACGGGCGGACCACCAAAATACACCCCTCCACCTGCGCCACCTGCTCCACCATTTTCCCCTAAAAGGGTCGATGCTTCGGTGCAACAGGCGCGCGCTGATGAGCAAAAACAGGCCCGTTTGAGGGCTGGCCGGTCTGGTACTGTTCTTACAAACCCGTCTATTGTTCAAACTGGATCAACAGGCGCAACTGGAAAAACCTTGCTGGGGCAATAAATGGCAGATTCAAAAAGGGAACAGTATAATAAAAAACTGACTGCCCTTAAGAATGAGCGGTCTAATTGGGAGGGTGACTGGAAAATCATCCAAGAGAATTTTATGCCCTTCCGTGGGCGTTTTTTCATGTCTGAGGCCAATAAACCTCAAAAAACCCGTATCAATGCGACAATAAACAACCGTGGGATTATGGCGGTCCGCACAATGCGCTCCGGTCTTATGGCCGGTGTAACGTCTCCGGCTCGTCCTTGGTTCCGTCTAGCCACAACTGACCCAGATATGATGAAGTATCGGCCTGTTAAGGAATACATGGAAACGGTTGAAAGGATGATGAGGGACATATTCGCTCAATCAAACCTTTATCAGGTACTCCCTAACATTTATGGGGAGCTTGGCACATTCGGGACTGCCTGTATGATTGCCATGCCAAACTTTAACGATGTGGTCAGGTTCTTCCCGATTACCGTTGGCCAGTATTCTCTCGCCACAAACGAAGATCAGATTGTGGACACCATGTACAGGGAATTTCGCATGACTGCCAAACAGGCGGTTGAGCGGTTCAATGGTCGGGTATCTCAAACCATTATGAATGCGTATAATGCGGGCAACTATACCACTATGTTTGATTTCTGCCATGCCATTGAGCCAAACGGAAAAGCCAAGTCTAATGCTATTTTTGGCTCCGACCTTCCTTATGCCTCTGTTTACTTTGAAAAGGGCGGGAACACTGATTTTTCCGACCTGTCCCGTGAATCTGGTTTTGGTGCGTTCAATGTCATGGCACCTCGCTGGGAAACAACCGGTGAGGATGTCTATGGGTATGGGTGTGGGTATTATGGTCTGGGCGATAACAAGCAGCTCCAGATACAAGAGAAACGAAAAGGACAGGCCATTGATACGATGGTCCGGCCACCTCTAAAGGCCCCTGCCACCATGAAGAATACTCCGATTGTCGGGGTTCCTGCTGGTGTGACCTATTATGATTCAACCTCACCATCTGGCGGTGACGGTATTTCCCCTCTGTATGAGATACGTCCGGCAATCCAAGAGCTGTCAATGGATATGGAGAGGGTCGAGGAGCGTATTTCTCGTGCGTTTTATGAGGACCTTTTCCTTATGCTGGCACAATCTGACCGGCGCGAGATTACTGCCCGTGAGATTGATGAGCGGGTTGAGGAGAAACTGCTTATGCTCGGCCCTGCAATGGAGTCAATGCACAACGAATTGCTCAATCCTCTGATTGCCAATACCTATGCTGAAATGGTCAAGGCTGATATGCTGCCTGATCCACCTGATGAGATAGCCGGAAAACCCCTCAAGGTCGAATACATATCCACCATGGCGCAAGCTCAAAAGATGGTCGGTATCGGATCTATTGAGCGTTGGATTGGGTTTGTTGGCAATGTTGCTGCCATTTACCCTGATGCGCGCCACAAGGTCGATGCCGTAAGCGCGGTTGATTCTGTTGGTGAAATGCTCGGTGTACCACAAAAACTTATCCGTCCGGATGAGGATGTTAAAGAGATTGTGGCACAAGAGGCTGCTCAGGCCCAAGCTCAACAGGCAATGCAAACCGGAATGGCTGGCGCACAGGCGGCAGAAATGCTTTCAAAAGCCCAAACTTCCAAAGGCAACCTTTTACAAACACTGACAGGAGCTTAGAATGTCATACGAAAAACTACTTATTGATTTATCTTTCCCAAGTGATGCGGCGGCTGTTGTCCCTGCTGATGGTGCTGACCTTCCGCGCGCTGGCCGTTTATTCGTTGGTGGTGCTGGGGCGGTGAAAGTAACCACAATTGCGGGTACAGATGTGATATTTACAGGTGTTGTGGCTGGTACTGTTCTCCCTGTTCGTGTCAAAAAAGTATTTTCAACCGGCACAACCGCAACCAATATGGTTGTGATGTATAGCAAATATGATTAGGGGTTTTTAGTATGCCAAAGACAATCCAAAAAATATCAGATGATTCACAATATCAGGATCTTGATACAAATGTTCTGGACCTTATTGATTATGTTGGGGCCACTGAGCTGAGAACAAATTTTCAGTATCGTAGCATTTATGACACTGTTTATAGACTTTGTGTGGCCATTGGTGACAATACACTTACAAATGGTATTCCTTACCATCATGGTATTGAGGATACTGTAAGGTTAATTATTTTAAAACTTCTTATGGCTGGGTCAACACCTGTTGCAGAGCCTCTCCCTGCGTTCACATCCGCACTAGGAAATACTGTTGGCGGACTACGCGAGACTGTAACAAATGTTGGTCTTCCTGCTGGTGATTGGTCAATAGGTGGTTGGTATAGGCTTGAGGCTAATGCAGGTAATAACGAAGGATATGTATTTGCTCTTTATGCTGGTGCTGGATCAGACAAACTTGCTTTGCGTTACAGCCGATCTACTGGTGAACTTCGTCTAAGCGGTACTGATGATGCCTCTGTAACATTGGGTGCAAACTCAGGTTCTGCACTTGGAGGATCTACACAAGTAGGCCTTCTTTCAACTGTTACAGTTCAAGCTGGACAAGATGTTTATATATGTTGTCAAAAAGTTGGAAATTTTGCTGAGATTTGGCTGAAATTTAATGGTCATTCTCCTATTCTTGCTGCGCGTGAATATACTACTTATGGTGCTGTTGCCGCCACACAGACATTTGGATTCTGTCGCGGACGTTCTGATGACTCACCTACAGATGGTAAAATTAGAGCTTGGCATAAATTATCATACTCATTAACTCGCTCGCAAATAAATGACGTTGCAAATGGAACTATTTTACCAACAACAATTGGCACTATTGCTAGTGATGATTTTTATTTTGCGCTTGGTCATTCCGGAACAACGTGGATAGACACATCAGGTAACGGTAAAAATACCGTATGGGGTGGGGGATCAACTTCAACTGTAGCAAATATTGGTTATGCGGATCTGGCCAATTCTGTATGGATGGATGTTATTGGTATGGATGGGAAAGTTATACCACATACCAATGGATTTGCGGATATACCTATGTCTGGTTTATATACTGGATCAGGAAGTGGTAATATTGAGGCGCAACTTCTTGATTATAACAATAATGCAATTGTTGGATGGAAAACGGTGGCCTCATCAGTATCAGGAAATACTTGGTCTGGGATATTTACCAATGCTCCTAAATTACTTGGATGGTATAAAGTTCAGCTTAGACGTACAACCAATCCGACTGCGGTAATGACAACAACTGTTCGTTTCAGTGTGGGCGTAACTGTTGAACTTGGTGGACAGTCACTTGTTGATTATATGAGAAACACTGGCCTTCCTTATGGATCATCTGGGAATGAAACACCAAATGGTTTCTTCTCAATACAATTGCGAAAACCTATGCAAAATGGTTCAGCAAACACAGAGGTTTTATCTATCACTGGAACTGCCAATGTTGGTGGTTTGGTTGAGCTTAATTTTGGGACTGTTCGTCATGGTCGTAAAGTCGGAGATAAGGTTTGGGTAGCGGGAATTGTTGGAACAACCGAGGCCAATAATGCGGTGCAGACTGTTGCAGAGGTAACCTCTGCAACAAAACTTACTTTAGCCGGAGTAAATTACTCCAATGCTTATGTCTCAGGCGGCTCTATGTATATTGGTAATCATTACTACCGTATTCCAAATACCACTTATGAGACTGTATCTGATGCACATTGTTTGATAGCAAACCATATTGCGAACCAAAATGGGTGCGCAGTCTCATTATCTAACTGCGGCCTTAGTGGTACATCAATTTCTAACCACTATAGTCCAACTGGAAATACAGCTCCTTACACACTATTATCTGGTCATAATTTTGGTAAGGTTAGTGTTTTTGCATGGGCACAAGGTCATAACGATATAGGACTTTCACCAATAAACCAATATTTTGCCTCTGGTGGGGTAGAAGGTGCTTGGACAGGGTGGGGATTACTTGGAACATTGTATGATTTTTATAAAACATACTGGCCTAATAATGATTTTAAATTTGGTGTTGTTCCTTTTAACTCTGTCACTGGTATTGCTGGATATTCTGCATCTATCTTCCAGTCATTCCGTCATGGAATGAAAGATTGGTGTACTCGTAAAATTGCCAATGGTGAAACGAATGTATTTGAGATGGGTTGGGTACACGATTTACAGCCGCAACTTGAAAATAATGGTATTGGTGCTCACTTATGCCCTGAGTATAAAGGTGTAAAATCTATGGCCGCCCGTATGGGACATGATATTGCCTTTAAACTTTCCGGATCTGGATATAATTCTTTTGGACCAATGTTGACTACTGCAACACGTTCAGGGGCGGTTATTACCCTTCCTGTAACACATAACGGCGGCACATCTTTGAAAGTTCTGGCTGCAGGTGCAAAACCTACGGGATTTCAGGTTGCAACAGACACAGCATTTACTTCGTTGCTGACGATTTCAAATGTCACGTTTACAGCAAACCAAATTCAAATTACTTTATCTGCTGACCCTGGCGTACCTGTTTATGTCAGATATATGTATGGATTTGTGAGTGACAGAACATCTAGTGGTGCTTTAACTGCATTGGTAACTGGTGTTGCAAGTGATGGATCTGGTGGCATTCGTGTTTCAACAGTTACAACACCGACAAATGCAACGATTCCAACGGGATCTCAAAGGGTTGGGGGTCATGGATTACCTATTGGAGATAATGGTGACTGGGTTCGTATTTCTGGTGTAAAAGGTGCAATTCAAGCCAATGGATATTGGAAAGTAAATGTTATTGATAGTGTTACATTTGATCTTATTGGATCTTCTGATGTAGGGCTTGGTGCATTTGCAACAGGAACACTTTGGGGTGGGGCAGGTGGTGGTGGGACAGCTGTTGTAGAAACATTGTTGGCAATACCAATATATGATAACCGAACCATTTGTACGACAGATACAAATGGTGCGCCATTACAGCCAACATACACTTATATCACAGCAACATAAAAAATGTTTTGTATTTATAAGTGATGGTATTATAATACCACTACTATGAGCAAAAAGCCCGATAACAAACCATATATCAGTGATGACCCTGACCAGATTGCTGAGGCCAAAATTAAGGCCAAAATACAATCTAACCAGATCAAGGATGACATTAAGGCCCTGATGCAGATACCTGCATTCAGGCGTTTTGTGTGGTGGTTGCTTGAGAGCAGTCATATTTTTGGCACCAGTTTTACCGGAAACTCAGAGACTTTCTTCCGTGAGGGGGAAAGGAATATTGGGCTTAAGGTTTTCCTTAGGGTTCAAGAATTTGATCCAGAGGGTTATTTGGTCATGTGTAAAGAAAACTCAAATGGAGACAAATGATGACAACTGAAACCGCGCAAGCTACCCCTCAAGCGGCTGATGCAAGTACATCACAGACACCTGCGGCCCCTGCGGCTGCGGCAACTGCTGATACACCGGCACCGGCCAAAACGGCCCTCACACAAGATACTCCGGCGGCAGGGGATAAACCCGCCACCGATGACAAGAATCAACCGTCTGATGCCAAAAACACGGATGGGTCTGACTCCAAGGATGGTCAAAACGCTGACCAAGACACGGACAAAGGCAAGAAAGATGGCGCACCCGAAAGTTACACTGATTTCACTTTGCCTGAAAATATGGAAGTGAATGCGGCTGTAATGGACGAATTTAAGGGTATGGCGAAAGAGGCAAACCTGCCTCAGGAGACTGCCCAAAAGTTTGTCGAGACGGGAGCAAAACTTGTACAGGACGCAGTTGAAAACTTCGCCCTGAGCCAAGTTGAGGCATACGCCAAGAAGGTTGATACATGGCACGAATCGCGAGCAAAGGACCCTGAGATTGGGGGGACGGATGAAAAGCAAAATGAAGTCCTCTCCAGTGCGTCAAAGGTTGTCCGGTCACTTGGTGGTGAAAGCCTTTTGAAAGCATTGGATGAGACTGGGGCGGGCAACCATCCTGAGATTATTCGTGCTTTTTACCGTATCAGGGAATTGGTCGGGGAAGATGGCAAACTCATTCAAGGAAACTTGGGTGGAGGTGAGCCAAAATCTGCGGCACAAGCCCTTTATCCTAACCTGCCAACCGCAACAACATAAGGAGTTTAGAAAATGGCAACAGTAGGTCAAAACGCATACACCCTTTTGGATTGGGCTAAACGCCAAGATCCAAACGGCGCACAAGCCAAAGTGGCTGAGATTCTGGCAAACCAGAATCCAGTCATGGAGGATGCCCTGATGGTCGAGGGTAACGGTCCGACTTCGCACCGTACTACCGTCCGTACTGGTCTTCCTGCACCAACATGGCGGCAACTTAACTATGGTGTACAGCCCACCAAGTCCCTTGTCAAACAAGTGGATGATGCTATGGGTATGCTTGAAAACTATGCAGAGGTGGATAAGGCACTTGCCGATATGAACGGCAATACTGCTGAGTTCCGTCTGTCGGAAGACAAAGCATTCCTTGAGGGTATGGCCCAAGAGTTTGAAAGCACGTTCTTCTACGGTAATACGGCTATTGATCCTCAGAAGTTTATGGGGCTTGCTCCTCGTTATTCTTCGATTGGGACTGTGGCAACGCAATCATCCTACAACGTCCTTTCTGCTGGTGGTTCCGGTTCGGATAATACCTCTCTATGGCTTGTTGTATGGGGTGACACGACTTGCCACTTGACTTTCCCTAAAGGAAAAATGGGTGGTTTGAATCATCGTGATCTTGGTGAAGATACCTTGACTGATGCCGCTGGTGGTAAATATCAAGGTTATCGTTCTCACTACAAGATGGATGTCGGTTGTGTTGTCCGTGACTGGCGTTATGTTGCGCGTCTTGCGAACATTGACGTATCTGATTTGCTTACCGCTGGTATGGCAATAGACACGGCTGCAAAGCTCATCCCATTGATGATCCGTTTGATGCACCGCATTCCAAACTTAAAATCTGGCAAGCCTGTGTTTTATGCAAACCGTGATGTCATTGCTGCCCTTGACATTATGGCCCAAAATAAAACCAACGTGTACCTGACTCAGAAAGAGTTTGCCGGTGAGCTGGTAACCATGTTCCGTGGAGTGCCTGTCAAGCGCGCTGATGCTCTGCTGAACACTGAATCAGTGGTTTCTTAATGAATTGAGAGAGCCGGACCATCCGGCTCTCCCCCTTTTAATCAATCATTGTATGGAGAAAAACATGATTACGGATAAACAAAACACTTTTTCTGATGGCCAAGCGATTACGGCAACGGCTGACTCCACCAATATTCTTAACGCTGGCCAAGCTGGTGTTAATAACGGTGAGCCTGTTGAGCTTCTGCTACAGGTCGAGGATAGTTTTACCGCTGCTGGGGCTGCAACACTCACTGTGTCTGTCGTCACCGCAACTGATGAAGCATTCACCTCACCTGTGACATTGCTCACAACTGCGGCTATTCCAAAGGCAACTTTGGTTCGCGGGTATCAACTGCCATTGAGCTTCATTCCTGCTGGGATACTTCAATACACCAAGCTGGTGTACACTGTAGCAACCGGCCCGATGACTGCTGGTAAGATCAATGCTGGTCTTGTTCTGGCGCGTCAAACGAACGTATAATCTGAAACAGAGAGCTGGAGGATAACACCATGAAGTTCAAAGTTTTGGCAAAGTCGTATTTGTTTGGCGAGCTTGTCGAAGAAGGGGCAGTCTTTGACTATCCTGATGACAAGCTGCCGCGCAATGCAGATGGTTCTGTGAAATTCGAGAAACTCCCACAACTGGATCCTATCGAAAAACCAGCAAAACCTGAGGCAAAAGCTGCTGATACCGGTTTGACTGATGAGGAAAAAGCAGAGGCAATCAAGGCGGCGGTCTCCTCCCTTGATAAGGCTGTTGATGCCCATTGGACAAAAGCAGGTCTCCCTGATGTTATGGCTGTCAAGGAAATTGTCGGGTTTGATGTAACCCGCAAGGACATTGAAGCTGTGGCTTCTGGATTCCTCCGTCCTGCTGAGTAACCCAAACCTTCCTGTTTGAGGTAATCGGGGGAGGGACTGGAAACGGCCCCTCCCTTATTAAAAACAAACCCTATGGGGAAAAAGATGACCAGTAAAACAGACATTCTCAATGAGGTTTGCCTTACCCTTGGCATTACACCTGACATTCAGGATGCAGATGCCGATGATGGGGCCAATGCCGTGACCATACGGGCCGCCTATAACCTTGGGCGGCAAACTGTATTGAGGGACCATCCTTGGGGGTTTGCAGAACGGCGCAAGGCTTTAACCCTTGTTGGTACTGCGCCTGATGACTGGAAATACCAATATCTCTATCCTGATGAGTGTCTGAAAGCCATTGAGATTCAGAAGGTCAACCGCTCTGACAAGCCTATACCATTCAAAGTTTCTCAGTATTCCGATGCGGACAATTCAAAAACAAAGGTCATTCTCACCGATCAGGCTGATGCGGTTCTTATTTTTACGGCCGATGAGGATGATGAGGCTATATTTGACCCTCAGTTTACCAAGACATTTATTGCATATCTGGCATATCGCTGCGCCAATACCCTGACAACAGCCAAGGATGCCGCTGAGAGGGCATGGAACAATTACCAAAGGGCAAGATTTGAGGCAATGGCTTCGGATAGCAATGAGCAGATACCGGATGATTCCCGTGATGCTGATTGGATTACTGGTCGTCAATAAGGGGATATATAATGGGAATTGCTAACCAACCAAGTTTTACCGGAGGTGAGCTGAAACCTTCTCTCCATGCGCGTGTGGATATTGCCAAGTATGGCGTTGGATGCAAAACACTCAGAAACTATGTCATTCATGCTGCTGGTGGTATCTCAAACAGGTCTGGCCTTGGGTATGTCGTGAAGGCAAAATATGACGATAAAAACGCCATTCTTGTGCCATTCCAATTCAGTACCGAACAAAATTATATGCTGGAGTTTGGCCATGAGTACATGAGGGTTTACCGCAATGGCGGTCTTGTGTTGAATACTGCAAAAAATATCACAGGGATTTCCAAGGCTTCACTTGGGGTTTTCACTTCAATAGCCCATGGTTTTTCTGTTGGTGATTGGGTTTTTATCAGTAATGTTGTTGGTATGAAACAAGTGAATGGTCGGTTTTACATCATAAATTCAGTACCATCTGTTGACACCTTTACGGTCACTGATTTGTTTGGCACTGAGCTGGACACCACAGATTTTACCACTTACGCCTCCGGCGGCACTGTCTCAAGCGTGTATGAGATTGCCACTCCTTATGACCATGAGGACTTGCCGGTTAAGTATGAGGTTCAGGATGTAAATAAGGAGCAAACTGGCCTGATATTCACACAATCTGCCGATGTGATGACGATTGCCCATGATGGGTATGAGACACGGGAATTGTCCCGTACAGGTCACACTTCATGGTCTTTGAGCATACCAACTTTTGCCCCTCTGATTGCGGCTCCAACCGGACTTGCAATGTCTGGCTCTGGTTCTTCTGGTGGTTCTTCCACAATAAAATATGTTGTCACGGCGATTGATGGTGATACTGGTGAGGAATCCGTTGGATCAACTGCGGCCACAACTGCGGCTGGAAAAAACCCTAATTCTTGGGTGGCTTCTGATTATATTGATCTGTCTTGGACTGCTGTTACAGGGGCCTCAAAATACAACGTCTATAAGGATGTTAATGGTTTTTATGGGTTCATCGGTCCGGCCAAAGGCACAACATTCCGTGATGATAACATTGAGCCAGTGTTTAATGATGCTCCTCCAGAGGCGCACAATCCATTTTCCGGTGCTGGTAACTATGCTGGGGCCGTGGCCCTGCATGACCAAAGGCGTGTCTTTGCCCGTACTGTAAACAAGCCTGACACTGTTTTTATGACGCAGACCTCTAATTATAAAAACATGAATGTGTCCGTACCTGCCAAGGATTCTGATGCCTTGCAGTTTACCATTGCCTCTGAGCAGGTGAACGCCATTAAACATTTGATGTCTCTCAATGACCTGATTGCTTTCACGGGAAACGCTGAGTGGATGCTTGCCAGTCAGGCTGATGCGCCCATGTCACCTTCAACTGTTGGTGCAAAGAAACAGTCTGGCCGTGGTATCGGTCCTGTCCGGCCACTTCTGGTCGGCAATACCGCATTATTCGTGCAGTCTCGCGGTAAGAAAGTTAGGGATTTCAAATATACCCTTGAATCTGATGGGTATGATGGAAACGACATTTCCATACTGTCATCCCACTTATTCAGAAAAACCCGCTCTGTGGATAAAAGGGTTAAGAATTGGGCTTATCAACAAGAGCCTGATTCTATTGTCTGGTCTGTTCATAATGATGGGTCATTCACGTCACTGACATATCAAAGGGAGCATGAGGTGTGGGGGTTTGCGCGCCATGATACGGATGGCCTTGTGCTTGATGTTTGCTCAATTCCTGAGGGTGATAAAGATGTTGTGTATTTTCTGGTCGAGAGGGAAATAAACGGGATAAACAGGCGGTTTATTGAAAGAATGGAAGCCCGTGATCCTGATGAAGATGTCATTGAATATTCATTCTTCCTTGATTCTGCCATTCAGTATGAAGGAAATAGCTCAACCTCTCTTTATGGACTTGAGCATTTGGCCGGTAAATCTGTGTCAATTCTGGCTGATGGTAACGTCCTGCCGAATATTACCGTGGGGAATGACGGTAAAATTGAGCTGGAATCCGTGTACTCAGTTGTGACTGTTGGCCTTGGATATGAGTGTGACGTGCAGCCAATGGACATTGAAACAACAATGCGTGATGGATCAAGTACAAAAGGTAAGGCAAAGCGTATCCCGACTGTTTACGTTCATGTGTACAATTCACGGGGACTGACTGCTGGGCCTGATTTTGACAATCTCAAAGAGCTGCGAGGTGAGCGGACCGATGAGCTGATGGGTGATGCTACACGTTTGCAATCAAAGGTATTACGCATTGACATTAAGGCAAATTGGAAAAACCAAGCGTCTATCTGTTTGCGCCACAATGTTCCACTTCCTTGCACAATTCTCTCAATTTCTCCAGATGTGGAGCTTGCTTAATGCTGTATGCGATTAACACCTTGCCTGAACACCTTGAGCCAATTGCGGCAAATATGCGGCTCGATGATGTCCGTGAGATATGGGCGGCTGGTAAACGTACACCACTGGTATCCCTCAAGATGTCTGTGGCCCTTGGTAGGCATAAAACAATCATGCTTGCAGATAAGCCGGTTGGGATGTTTGGGGTTACCCCATTGAGCTGCATTGGTCGCCATGGCTCCCCTTGGCTGCTTGGCACTGATGAGCTGGCCAGCCATTCAAAGTCATTCCTTAAAGGTTGCCTGAGGCACTTTCCTGAGGTAACGAAGGGTTTTGAATTTCTGGAAAATTATGTGGATGCGCGCAATACGGTATCAATCAAGTGGTTAAAATGGCTTGGCTTTGTTATCATGGACCCTGAGCCATACGGGCCTTTCAATTTACCTTTTCATCGTTTTTATATGGAGAATCATAATGTGTGAACCAATAAGCGCGACAACCTTGGCGTATGCCTCTATTGCCACAACTGTTGCAAGTGGTGTTATGCAGTTTATGGGGCAAAGGGCGGCCGGTGCAGCCCAAGCCAATGCTTTGCGGTATCAGGCTGACGTTGACAAAAACAATGCTGTTATTCAGGACCAACTGGCCAAGGATGCTATTGAGCGCGGTAAAACTGAGGAGCAGATGCACCGGATTAAAATCGGGCAACTGAAAGGGCAACAAGTCAATGCTTTTGCCAAAAACGGCGTTGAGACTGATAGCGGGTCTGCCCTTGATGTCCTATCTGATACGGCCATGATCGGCGAATTGGAGGCCCTGACAATCCGTAACAATGCGGAGCGTGAAGCCTATGGGTACAAAGTACAGGGTATGAATTACTCGGCTTCGGCTGCAAACAACCGGACTGCGGCCTCAACCGCAAAAAGCTCTGCCAATATGGCTGCTATGACCTCTGCACTTTCAACGGCTGGATCGGTTGCTGGAAAATGGTATGATTATAAGGCGGCTGGTGCTTTCGATGAAGGCGGTCTTTATGGTGGTGGCACGACAAAGCTGAAAAATGGCGACACGATTAACTGGTATAAGAGGTAGGATATGATAGTAGTCCCTCGTAAAACAGTACCAGAGGTGCAATCCTCTGCCCTGCCGAATGTGACACAACGTATAGACACGCCTGAGGGTATGTTTGGTGACGGTGGCCGTGGTCTTGCCAAGGCGGCCGATGCCTTTGAAAAACTCGGTGCCAATTTGGACAAACAGGCAACAAGTATGCTTGATGAGCAGAATGCTGCCCGTACATTGGAATTAACCACAATGGCCCGTAAAGAGGCCATGGATAGGCTTTATAACCCTGAGAGCGGTATTCTTACCAGAAAAGGCGGTAATGCCCTTGGAGCGCAGGCTGAGATGGAAAAAACCATGGCCGATATTAAACTCAAATATGGTCAAATGGATGGGGACAATCAGGATGTAAAAAGCATGATGGCCGAAAGCCTGTCATCTTTGGAGGAATCAACTGTTGGTCTGGCTCAAAGACACCAATTTGGTGAGTTTCAATCTTATAAAACTGAGCAATTGGCTGCTGTTCAAACGGCTAATGTTGAAGATGTTGCCCTTAATTTCAACGATGAGAAGAATTTTACGGCAAAATGGGATGAAAACCTCAAGGCATTAACAGCTCAATCTGTTCAAGAGGGATGGTCAACTGAGCAATTCGGGGTGAAAAAGACACAACTTTACTCTACCATGCGCGCTGCTCAAATTACCTCAATGATGGGGCAGGATACACCGGATGCTATTCTCAAAGCCAAAGAGGTTTATGATGAGGCGCAAGCCCGTGGGATGCTGACATTTGACGATGCAATGAAAATGGATCGGATGTTTGACGCTGCGCTGCCAAAGGCTGCGGCGCAAAAAGCATATTCTGGTCTGGGATTACAGGCAAAAATAAGCTCTGAGGACCAGATACTCAATTATGTGATAGACAAATTTGAGGGCGGCGCAACACTGGCCAATGAGCCTAAAGGTGCTGTGGCAAAGTTTGGTATCAACTCGGCTGCAAACCCTGATGTTGATGTCAAAGGTCTGACCCGCGAAAAGGCGGTTGAGCTTTACAAGTCAAGGTACTGGAATGCCATTGGGGCCAATGAGCTGCCGGAATCAATACGCTTTGTGGCGTTTGATACGGCTGTCAATCATGGTGTCGAAAAGGCTAAGGAATTGATTGCAAAGGCCAATGGAAACCCTATGGTTTTGATCGACCTGCGGTATAAGGAATATCTGAAACTGGCCAAGGAAAATCCTGCTGAATATGCCAAGTATCTCCCGTCATGGAAAAACAGGCTGGCTGATTTGTCGTCTCAGATAACCTCAAACCCTGACTCTGATTCAGTTCAAAAGGCTGCGGCGCAACTGGAATTGCAATATGCTGGGGCCGGTGAGGAGCTTATTGCCCTGCACAAAAAGACACAGGATCGTATTGAGCAAGGCCAAAAACTTGCCCAAAAAGATTTTCTGGATGAGGTCATGCCTGTTTTGTACAAAAACAACGGGGATTGGTCTGTCCTTTCGTCTGCCCAAAAAGCCAAGGCAATTGAGCTTGGGGTATGGGATGATGTGACACGGTTTAACGGGGTGACTAATCCGGCTGTCGGAGTGAAGGTTGCACAGATGACACCGGATGAAATTGTGAGTACGGATTTCTCACAAAGCCAGTGGCGCGCAAACCTTTCTCAATCTGATTATGAATCTGTTATCAAAAAACAGTCCGACCTGAGGGACAAACCTGCGGCGCGCGGTGAGTTCCGTACAACACGGGATATTGTATCTCAGGCATGGAAAAGCATTGGCAAGAAAACTGATGAGCCTGAGTATTACGTCTTTCAGGGGGCTGTTGAGGATGCGTTTGCTGCTGAGGTGGAAAACCGTGGCGGGAAAGCGCTTTCTTCTGATGACAAAAAAGCCATTGTGTCGAAACTGGTCCTCAATACCTCGGTTGGTGCTGGGTTCTTTGATGGCTCCCAAAAACGTGTTTATCAACTTGACCCTGAGCAAGCGTATCTGATCGGTGACAATGACCCGAAACTGGTACAATCTGCAATCAATGTGCTGGTTCAAAACAATATTGAGCCAAGCCAAGGCAATATTCAGGATTTCATTGAAAAACCATCTGACTTTATCAAAATAGATGGGTATGATGAGCAAGACATTGGAAAGGCCGTACAGACTTTGATGCGTGTCGGCGCGCCGGTGTCATCGTCAACTGTCAAATCACTCTTGGAGAAACGTAAAAATGGCTGATAATTGGGATGCTCTGGCACTGGAAGTTAAGGCAGAGACAGAGGCACAGTCCGTAAAACGCAATCTGAGCGGTGCATTGGATGTGAATCCAGACAAACAGGCGGAGATTAACCGTCTGTCTGAAAAATCAGGCGTACCTACTTTTTCCATTGATAGTCCAGAAAATGAGGCTTGGGTGCGGTCCATGACCCGCATGAATGACCTCAATCCTGATGAGATGGTCAAAACTCACCCGATGACTTCCAAAGCCCTGCAAGATGAGAATTTTGCCAAGATTGCCCATGATGACGTTGAGAACATAAAAAACCTTGAGGATTCTTTCTCTCGTATTGGGAAAACCCCAAGCTCTACCGTTGATGAAGTTCTTGCCATGACTGAGAAACAGGCGGCATACGCTGGTTACCTGATGATGGCGTATGGTCCAGAAGGTCAAGACATTGATGCCATGGCCGAATTTGTGGCCAGTCGCAACCGTCCTATGGCCGATGTACAGGCGCGCGCTCCAGACTATCAAAGGAATTTCCAAAAGCGTTTGGCTGAGGCTGATGGCTGGCTGGAAAGTGCAGGTGTCATAGCAACTTCCCCTCGTGCCGTTGGCCGGTCTGCCATTTCAAATATCCCTAATATGTTCCTCCCCACTCTGACCTCCGTTGCCGGTGCTAAAATAGGGGCTGCGAGTGGGGCCGGTATCGGTGCTGGTATCGCAACTGCGGTTGGTCAAGCTGGTCCTCAAGTCGCTGTACCTGAGGAGGTTGTAACCGTTCCGGCTGGGGCGGCTATTGGTGCGACAATAGGCGGTATCGGTGGTGGTGTCACCGGCGGGTTTGCCGGTGGAATGGTAATTGAGGTTGCCTCTTGGATTGACCAAGAAATGTCGGATGCTGGTATTGATGTAACGGATTCTAAGGCAATTGCCGAAAAATTCCGTGACCCTGACTTTATGGATGCAGTCAAAAACAGGGCTGAGGCCAAAGGTCTGACAACTGCCGGAATTGATGCCTTATGGAATGCCACTTTTGCAGGTCGATTTGCCAAGGGCATGACTGCTGTTGGTAGTGTTGCCACAAAAGAAGGCGCAAAGACGCTGGCAAAGAATGTTGGCAAGGCTTCTGGTGATGTGGCCATTGGTGCTGTAGGTGAAAGTGTCTCTGAGGCTGGTGGTCAATTGGCGGCAACCGGTAAGGTTGATGCCGGTGATGTCCTTATGGAGGGGTTTTCTTCCCTCGGACAGTCTGTATTTGACACAAAAATGTACTCCGATATTCGCAAGGGTGATGTTGATAAAGCTGCAAAAGCGGTGGCAGAACAGAAATTGGCTGAGGTTCAAGGTGTCCATGATGCCGCCATGAAAGTAAAAACTCTCCAGCGCGATCCGGCGGCGGTTCGGGCCATGGTCGAAGCTGCAAACCCTGATTCCCGTGTTTATATTGATGGGGCTGTGGCCACAAAGTATTTTCAAGAATTGGATGCCCCTACAAAGGCCCTATTGACTGAGGCCATTCCTGACATTGAGGAGCGCATTGCAGAGGCCAATTTGTCTGGCTCGGATGTCATGCTCAACCGTTCTGACTATGTGGCTTATATTGCGTCCAATGAAGGCGGCAAAGTGGTCATGGAACACGTCAAGTTTGACCGTCCTGATGATTTGACCGTGGCGCAACTGACTGACCCTAATTATCTGGAAAGCCTTTATGACCTGTCGCCTAAGGATAAAACCCCTCTGACAGACATTGAGGCCTTTCGTGAGGAGTTGACCAATAAACTACGAGATACTGGCCGGATAGGAACGCAGACTATTGCCCGTGAATCTGTTGCTCCGTTGGCTTCCTTCATCCAAACGATGCGTGAGCGTGGCGGCTCTGAGGCTGTTACACAATCCCTTTTGCAGGGTATTGATGTTCAAGGCCCTTTGTCACCATTCAAAAGCACTCTGGACATTACAGACAAGACAATCAACGATATGCGGGAATATAAAAACCGTACTGATACCTTGTTTAATGCCCGTGAGAAATCACTGGAAACACGGCGCGAAAAAGCCAAGGCAAAGGCTAAGGCAGAGGATAGGCTTTACGTTGAGCCAAAGGGCAGGAGCGGGAAACCAAAAAGACACCTTCCTGTTCTGAAATACATTGCTCAAAGTGGCGGGGTAAAGGTTGGCTCTCCTCTTGCAGGTGAGTTAAAGGTCATGGATGTTACACCTAAGACTGCTCCTTGGTTATTCCGCAAAGAGGACATGAAAATTGCCACGGCAAACGGCGTTAGGACTATCAAAGCCCTTGAGGATGCAGATACAATAAATGCTGATGACTTGAACGAAACCATTGGTCTTGATGTATTCCGCAATGATGGAAACTATGTCGATGTTCAGGACATTCTGGATGCCATTGACTCTGAGCTGCGTGGGAATCCTGTTGTACCTGCTGACCCTATGGAGGCGGCTTTTGAGGATTTTAACCAGTACCTTGAAAGTCTCGGACTATCGCTTGATACCGCCACAAATGAGCAAATAAAACAGGCCCTCAATGACCCTTCGGCCTTCCTTGGTGATGGCGTGGCCAATGAAACCGCTGATGCTGATGGTGTGACTTATAACCAAAATGGTGAATTAAAAACTGATACTGAGGCATTCAAAAAATGGTTCGGTGATAGCAAGGTCGTTGATAAAGATGGCAATCCTTTGGTGGTTTATCATGGAACAGATAAGGATTTTGAAAGATTTGATAAGAGTTTTATAGGTATAGGTGGTGGTTTTTGGTTTGGGTCTGCTTATACGGCAAGTAAATTTACTGGAATTTCCGAAGATGGAAAAAATGTTATTCCAGTCTATCTTTCTATTAAAAATCCTTACATTCACGATAAAAGCGTAAATGGGATTGCAAAAATGAGTGATTTAGAAAAGATAGCAAAAGATAATGGGCATGATGGTATAATCTTTAAAGGTCAATCTAGTTCAATTGCAAAAGGTGATGTATTTATTGCGTTCGAGCCAGAACAAATAAAATCCGTATTCAATCGTGGCACGTTTGACCCGAATGACCCGCGCATTTATTATCAGGGTGAATATCGTGGACACCATACCGCACCAATTAAAGACGGAAATAATACACTTGATAATCTTTCAGACGTTTACCCAGAAGATATTTATGACGCAA